AGGAGATAAAGGGTCTGCAAAGTATTTATGATGAAACTTATGAACCTCTTCTTCATAGTTTTCTCCATATTTTTTCTTAGCAAAGATAGCGTATTGAAATAAAAAACTATCTCTACTGCCCTGTTGAACTTGTTTATTCTCTGTCAAATATGCTTCAATACAAAACGGTGCATCTTTAAACTCTGATGATTCGTTTGTTAAAGATAACTTTTTTAGTTGATCTAAGGTAATAGACTTTTTATCTACCTCTAATAAAAATTCATCTAAGGACAATGCATTGCCCTTATCATTAAAAGCGTGCCTATCAGAATAATCATAACCATTATGATAAGGTAGATTAAGAAAGCTACCCACTTCCCAATCCTTTGTATTGATACCCTCTCTAATTAGTTTGTCTTGCTTTGGAAAAACTTCACAATGTCCTAGCCCCATCAAAGACGCTAACTCTTTAATCTTTTTCTGCACTGCTCCTGCGGGAACATAATCTTTAAAAAATAAAAAAAGATGTGCGCCACCACTTTTAGATTTGGTGACAACGAATGGTAAATTTTTTTCTTTAAGTTTGGTAACGATACTTAAATGATCAAGAGGATATTGATCTATGTCGATGCACCCCCAACGACATTTGTCTTCGTCGTTTATTGGAAAGATACCTAGACTAGGCCATGCACCTTTGAGATGATCCTCCCATAGAGTGTCCTCGATTTGTTGCTTATGGATAAAAGATTTACCCTCTGCTTTATTATCTTCTCGAAAACTCTCACCAGGTTGGAACGTACCATAAGCACGCTCCAACCCTAGAAAGATCTCTTTAAATTTAGAGACCCTTGGTTCCATTAAAACGGAATGTCACCAGATGCGTTTGAAGTTTCAACTTCGTCATCATACTTAGGTTTAACAATACCTTTTCTGACAGACTCATTGAAATTTGCAGCCATATCAAAAGTGTCTTCCTTGTTTAAGAACTCACCTTTGTTGACAACCCAACCATACCAAGAACCTTTATCATTAGATTGTTTGGTAGTAGTTAGTTCGTAAATACGATACCAACTAGGAGCCAAGAAAAGTTTTTTGCTTTGTGGGTTTTGAATGAATTCATTCTTTAAACTATAAGCCCAACTTCTCGCAGCTTTTAATTGTGTTGCTTTCATTGATATGATTGCAGGCTCTGGAGCCACACCACCATTTAAAAGAAGCACATAAAAGTTTGCACATTCCTCTAGGTAGTTTCCGCTCTCAAGACGGAATTTACCGTCATCTCCACGTACTGCGTTGGTCGGTTTATCTTTTGCTGAAAAGATATTGACAGGGGCAGAGGAACCTTTACCTCTGTCTTGCCATTCCAACCACACTTTTTCATACCCACAGACAACAACTTTGATCCCTTCTTGTCCAGGGTACACTTTTTTACTCACAGAATTTAAAATCATTCCGGCTTTTGCACCTTCAATTTCTTCTAACTCTGGAGACATTTGTGCCAAGACTTTTAATCTTGGCGTTGCGATATCATCAGTGGTGATGGTATCGAGACCTGTACCTGCAAACTTCTCAAGGTTTTCCATGTTCATTGCAGGTAGTTTTTCAGCCTTTGTGGTGACTGCACCATTTGCTTTTGCATTTGTCATTTTTTATTTTCCTATTGTTATTTTTTTCGTTCGATCTTCACTTTTTTAAAAGTGTAAACTCCAAACTTTTCTTGATCAACAGATGTCATCGAACCCTTGGCAATCTGTTCCTCTACTAGTTTGGAGAGTGTATTCCATGCAACACCTTTTTTATTACTAGGATACAGACCACGGTCTTGTAACTCAGTTATAAGATTGCTTGCATCAGAATCTTGTCCACGACCAAAGGTCAACTTTACCTCGTTCTTAATCACATCATCTAGTCCCATTTCTTTTAATCTGGTAAAACAATAATCTTCGTTTTCCATTGTGATGTTTGCACGTAGTTGATCTTTGATAGAAACTTTACTTCCGTCTGTCAGGGTTAAAGATTTAACTCCTGCCTCTTCTATCATAGAGGGAATAATTTCATTTTCTAATTGAAACTCTCTCTCCTCTAACTTTTTTATCTCTGTAGCTTTATCAGCTTTAGCCTTACGAACATTGTCTAGTTCGGTGCAGGCTTCACCAATATCAGAGACTTGTGAGCTATCTAAAGAATTTATTTTAGATTGCTCTAACGCTTTATCTAATAGACCCATTTTATTCTCCTATTTTAATTCTATTGTTATAGGAATATATATAGCACTTTCTCTATCCCATTTCAACACTTTAAAATTATTATTTGTAATTTTTCCTGCGACTGCACAAACTATACCAATTAACACAGGATCTCCCATCAATAATAAGTAATCACTTGAGGTAAAATCTTTTAATTTTTTCTCAACAGAAAATACAAATCTTGATGAATTTACTTGAACTTGCCTTGGATTTTCAAACATAATGTAGGGAGTTCCAAATCTCTCACAGTCAGATATATCTCGATAACCTCCTGTAGGCAGTTTCGTATTCGTAGTTACATATACTTTATTCATTTTCTAAAATTTTTTTTATTGTTAAACCTAGCACATAAGGTATCTGAGGAACAACTGAGTTGCCTAAACATTTAAGTCTGTCCACCCGCTTGGGTACCCCATGAGCCACTCGACCCACGTCGGGTTCAAACTCCCACCAGGAGCCGATTCTTGATACGCTACTTCCGTCTCCAAATATTTCTTGTGTCTCAGTTTCGCCATGTTCTCCGTCAGTCTCATACCCATTCCAATCGCTGCTCTCGGTGTCGGCCACATTACCCTGCCCGCTAGTCTGCCCTTCTTGGAAATTTTTTCGTAGTTCAGGTTCGGTCCCGTGTCCTTGTGGTCCCTCGCTGTTGGAGTCGGCCACATCTTTTGTCCTCTTTTGCGAATGCCCTCTGCTATTTGAACTTCCTCCTGAAGAATTTTTCCTCCCCTCCCATTCGGTCTGCTCCCAGGATTTGATGCTCTCGGTGTCGGCCACATGCGAACTGCTATCCCTAGACTCTTGCCTGGTTTTCCCTTTGCTTTCTTGTCGTAATAATCTTTCACTCTCGCTTGATACTCCTCTAGCGGCTCGTCGTGATTCCCTCGAGCTGCATGAGCTAACGTCGGAGTTGGCCACATCTTTACGGGCTCGTGACTCTGTGAGTCTTTCACTGCGCTTATCAGATTGATCTGATGATTCTTTTCCCTCAAATTCTTTTGACTCCTGGGTCCCCTCTGTCCGTCCCAAGCGTTCGGAGTTGGCCATAATCCAGACCCTTTCTCTTTTGTGGTTGGCGCCGATGCTAGAAGCTGAAATACTAAACGTCCTTGCGGAGTAACCTTCACTCTCCAAGTTCTCGAGCACGGTGTCGAGACCGAGTTTAATGTGTCCACCAACATTTTCTCCAATAACCCAAGTTGGCCTGAGTTCCTGGATAAGTCTAAACATTTCTGGCCAGACGTGTCTCGGATCTTGCTCACCTTTTTTTCTACCTGCGACGGAGAAAGGTTGGCAAGGATATCCTCCTGTGATGATATCAATGGTATTAATTCCATCTGCTTTAAGTCTTTCATAATTTAACTCCTTCACATCATTATAAATTGGTACAGTTGGAAAATTCTTTTTTAAAACTTGTTGGCAATAGTCATCGAAATCACAAAAAGCAACTGTCTTTGCTACGCCCGCAGATTCTAATCCTAAACTAAAACCGCCAATACCACTAAATAAATCTAAGTGTGACAACATTCTATAATTATATAACTATGATACATAGATTATTTCCTATAAGATTTCAAGCATGAAATATTTCATGTTGCTTTGGTTGTGCATAAACGATCCTTTTACATCCTTAGAAAACACCTGTGTTCAAGAAATAATGCCTACTGTTTATGACACTTTACAAGAATGTGCCATAGATGCAGAACGAACCTACAATATGATGAAAGCCGATAAATTATACTTAACCACATTTTGTAGTAAAAAAGACTTGACAGCAATATAAGTTATCCTATACAAAGAACTTAGAAAGTTTTTATTAGTTATGTATCCGAATTTTAAAACGAAACCGTTTAATCATCAATTACAAGCATTGGGTTGTAGTTGGGAAAAAACAAATTTTGCCTACTTCATGGAAATGGGGACAGGCAAATCAAAAGTATTGATTGATAATATTGCCATGCTTTATGATGCAGGTGAGATTAATGCAGCAGTTATCATTGCACCAAAAGGTGTATATCGTAATTGGGAAAGATTAGAAATACCCGCACATCTACCTGATCATATTGAAACTAGAGTGACCACCTGGGTGGCACCGAGTTCTAGAAAAAAAGAAGACCAACAAAGTTTAGATAAATTGTCTAATTCCTTTGAAGGATTAGAT